GTCCACAGCGGCCTGAGCGTCATGGCTCTCGACAAGAGCCAGTACGTCCTCAAGGTCAACGAAGGCCTGTCGCAGTTCGGCACCCCGTACTCGTGGCTGTCGTTCCTCGGAGTTCCGCTCCGTCGCGTCGATGCCATCCTCAACACTGAAGCCGTTGTCTGATAGACATGGCGATGCGCGGTTTCATCCGCGCAGAAAGCGAGAAGCACACACATGATTTCTGACGCACTTATGCGACTTTCGGGAACCACTGCAACCGCCGCGGCGGCAGCAGCGGGTCAGGCGGACATTCTCACCGCGGGTACCTACTACTCCACCTATTGCGTGGATCTCAATTCTCCAACCAACGTTTCGGGTGGTACCACCACTTCGCAGAACCGCGACATTGGCGAAGGCGAAGACCTCTACGTTGTCTTTTCTGTTGGGGCCGATTTCGTTGCTGGAACTCAAGTCACGATGGACGTGATCGTCGCTGACAACTTGGCGGGAACCACCAACACCCTTGTCGTTGGAACGGTTGGAAGCAAGACGCTTGCGCAGTTGGTTGCAGGAGCGTACTTCGCTTGCCGCATCAACCCTCAGTTGGGAACGGCGGGACAGCGTTACCTGATGGCGCGGTACACCTCGACGGGAACGTTCACCACAGGAGGCGCGATCTTCGCTGATGTCGTCACCGACATCTACGACAGCAAGAAGTTCTACGGCTCTGGCTTCACGGTCACCTGATCCGAAGGAGGATCCCTCAATGAAGGTACGCGCTACAACCAAGTGCTACGTCGGCAACACCATCCGCGAGGAGGGCGAGGTCTTCGAGCACGACGGCACCCCCGACAGCATCCTGCACGCCGTCGAGGACGAGTCCCCACGGCAGGGCAAGGGCAAGCGGGACGGCTTGGCCGACAGCAAGTGATCTCCGCAACCTGACCGAAGGGGGGCGGGCTGCTTCGGCAGTCCGCCCCCTCCTTCAATGGAGGCGCAATGGCATCGGAAGTGGACATCTGCAACCTCGCGCTTGCGCACCTTGGCGACACGGCGACGCTGTCGAGCATCAACCCGCCCGAGGGTTCCGCGCAGGCTGACCATTGCCATCGGTTCTATCCCGTGGCGCGCGACAGCCTGCTGGAGATGCACTACTGGAACTTCTCGATGCGGCGCATCACGCTTGCACCGACGACGGCGAACTGGACGATGTGGACGCAGGCATACCTGCTTCCGAGCGATGCGATCAACGTCATCTCGGTCCTTCCGCCCGACGTGGCGGACGACTACTCGGTGAAGTTCGTGCCGACCGACGCGCCTGTCTACGCGCACAACTACAGCCCGATGGTGCAGACGGGGCGCTACGTCCCGCAACCGTTCTCGCTGGAGACGCAGCCCGACGGCACGCAGGTGCTGTACACGAACCAGGAGAACGCGGTGCTTCGGTACACCGCGTACGTCGAGGACACCACGCTGTTCTCGCCGCTCTACACGATGACGCTCTCGTGGTATCTCGCGTCGATGCTCGCTGGTCCGATCATCAAGGGCGAGGCGGGATCCGCGGAGGCGAAGCGTTGCCTTCAGATGACGATGAACATGCTGAAGGAAGCGAAGGAATCCGACTCTCAGCAGAGGAACATCAGGACCGAGCACGTCGTGCCTTGGACCTCGGGACGCTGACCCATGCCGAACACCCGCGACTTCCACCGTTCGTTCTCTGGCGGCGAGATTTCGCCGCACATGTGGAGTCGCATCGACGACAACCACTATCAGAACGGCGCCGCGCTCATGCGGAACTTCATCGCGATGCCGCAAGGTCCAGCCGAGAACAGGCCAGGCACCATGTTCGTGCGGGCGACAAAGTCGAACGGAAAGGCTCGCCTGATCCCGTTTGCCTACTCGCTCAACCAGACGATGGTGATCGAGATCGGCGTCGGCTACATCAGGCTGCACACGAACGGCGCCACGCTGCTGAACACGGGCGGCGCACCGATCACGCTCGGCGTCACCAACGCGGTCGCGGGCAACATGTACACATATGGCGGCAACACCTACTACTGCAAGGTGGGCGTGAGCCCCGTCGTTGTTGATCCCGCAACCGATCCGACATCGTTCTACTTGCAGCCAAGCACGGCGTTCGAGATCCCGACGACGTACGCCGAGTCGGAACTGTTTGACATCCACTACGTCCAGAGCGGCGACATCGTCACGCTCGTGCACCCAAGCCACAAGCCTGCGGAACTGCGTCGGTATGCCGCAGACAGATGGGTGCTTTCGGACATCTCGTTCTCAGGCAGCAATTTCGTAGCATCGGCTACAAGCATCACCGCTTCGCGCGGCGAGCAGTTGACGATCAATGGTATTGCCGTCGGGCCTCCTGCGTTGTTCACTGTCACACCAGCGACGACGCATCAGTTTGCGGTTGGCGACAGCGTGTACATCAGTGGATGTACGGCAACTGCTGGCGCAGCGTTTCCCGACGGTTTTTACGTCATCAACACGACGCCAGCGACCAGTTCGTTCACCGTAAAGTCATATGACGCTGGCGTGCCTATCACATACGCGGGAACCTACAACGCAAACAGCGGCAAGGTTCAGTACGGAAGCCGAATCTCCGACATCGACAACTACTACGTCCTGACGGGCGTGACCTCAAGCGGAACCGAGACGGCGGCATCGTCTTCGCTGCATGTCATCAACAACCTCTACATCAACGGCGCGTACAACACGATCTCGTGGACTACGTCGGCCGCATATGCCCGCGTCAACGTCTACAAGAGGCAAAGCGGGTTGTACGGATACATCGGGCAGACGGACGGCTCCTCGTTCGTGGACAACAACATCGCCCCCGACATGGGAATCACGCCACCGATCTACGATCCCGTGTTCGGTTCCACGGGGAACTATCCTGGCGCGGTTTCGTACTACGAGCAGCGACGCGTGTTTGCGGGAACGACCAACGACCCGCAGTACCTATGGCTGACTCGATCGGGAACCGAGTCGGACATGTCGTACTCGATCCCAACGACCGACGCCGACCGCATCGCGCTGCGCGTCTCAAGCCGAGAAGCGAACACGATCCGCCATGTCGTGCCGCTCACGCAGTTGCTGCTTCTGACCAACGCAGCCGAATGGCGCGTCAGCCCTGCCAATAGCGACGTGCTGACCCCGACGACGATCTCGGTTCGCCCGCAGTCCTACATCGGCGCGAACACCGTGCAGCCGCAGATCGTGAACAACACGGTCGTGTACTGCACCTCGCGTGGCGGGCATGTGCGCGAACTCGGGTACTCGTGGCAGGCACAGGGGTTCGTCACGGGCGACCTGTCGCTTCGAGCGGCGCACCTGTTCGACGGGCTTGACATCGTGGACATGACGCTGGCGAAGAGCCCGCGGCAGATCGTATGGTTCGTTTCAAGCAGCGGCAATCTGCTCGGCCTGTCGTACGTCCCCGAGGAGCAGATCGGCGCGTGGCACCAACACAACACCGACGGCTCGTTTGAATCGGTCACGGCCGTGTCTGAAGGCATCGAGGACGCGCTATACGCCGTCGTGAGGCGTTCCGTCGGGGGAAGCACCGTTCGGTACATCGAGCGGTTCGCAAGCCGCATGGTGACCGACCTGAGCCTCTGCGTGTTCACCGACAGCAGCCTGACCTACAACGGCACCAACACGACGGCGACGACCATGACGCTGTCGGGCGGATCGACATGGGGGCCAGCCGACACGCTGACGATGACGGCTTCGGCGGCGACGTTTGCATATCCAGCGCAAACGGACGTGAATGATGCAATCGTGCTGACCGACGCCAACGGAAACAAGTTCCGTTGCAAGATCCTGTCCACGTCGTCCACCACAGTGGCAAGCGTCCGCGTGGACGGCGTCGTGACGGGCGCGCTCCGAAACACGCCGACCACAGTCTGGTCGTTTGCCCGCGACTCGGTGAGCGGCTTGTCGCACCTTGAAGGCAAGACGGTCAGCATCCTTGCCGACGGAGCGGTCGTTGCGCAGAAGGTCGTGACAAGCGGCACCGTTTCGCTGCCCCGAGCGTCTTCGATCGTGACGGTCGGGCTTCCGTACCAAAGCGATCTTCAGACCCTTCCGATGGTGGCGAACATCGAGGGGTTTGGGCAGGGGCGCATGAAGAACGTCAACAAGGCCTGGCTCCGCGTCTACAAGTCGTCGGGCATCTTCATCGGCCCAGACCCCGACAACCTTGTCGAGGCAAAGCAGCGCACCACTGAGACGTACGGCGTGCCGCCGTCGCTGAAGAGTGATGAGATCCTCGTCGTGATGACTCCATCGTGGGCTGCCAGCGGGCAGGTCTACGTCAGGCAGAGCGACCCGCTTCCGCTGACCATCCTCGGCCTGACGGTCGAGGCGTCGTTTGGCGGCTAAGGAGAACACAAATGGCAGCACCATTCTTTTTGGCTCAGGACACCACGTCGTCGTGGAGCATGGTAGACCAAGGCAGGGCGCTTCCTCCAGGTTACGGCGATGGCTCGCTGCTGTTGTCGGACAACACGGCGGCAACGGCTACCGCCGACACATTGATGACGGGCGGGCTGCTTGTCGGCGCATTCGGTGCCATCAACTCGGCTATTGGCGCGTACTACGCCGCCGAGAGCCAGAAGAACCAACTGAGGTCGCAAGCGCAGAACGCCAAGTTCTCCGCACAGATGTCTGCGATCAACGCCCGAGGCGCCGAGTTCTCCGCTCAGACGAGCATGGACGCGGCGTACAAGGCGATTGGTCGGTACACGATGGGCGCTGGGCAGGCGCGCGCGTCGGCCCAGACTGCTCTTGCGGCTCGTGGCGTCCAGGGCGGCGTCGGTTCTGCTGCCGAGATCATCGGCAGCATGGACCTGATCAAGGAAGTGGACAAACTCTCGATGAACGCCAACGCCGTCAGGCAGGCGCAGGCGTACAGGACGCAGGCGATGAACTACGCTACGCAGGCGCGCATGGAAGGCTTGTCGGCGCAGAACATGAACACCTCGGCGGGCTCGATCAGCGGCGGGCTCGCGGGCTTTGGTAGCCTGCTTGGCGGCACCGCAGAGGTCGGCTCCTGGTGGCTGCGCACGCAGCGCGCGAACATGATGACTCGTTCCTGAGATCCAACCATGCCAACCGTCCCAACCTCGTTCGTCCCGCAGGCTGGCCTCGAAACAGGCGGCGTGGTGCCGTATCAGGCTACGCCCGTGCAGCCCGTCGAAAATTACGCGGCTCGGCAGCAGATGGAGATCGGCAAGGGTCTGACCGAGATCGGAGGCGTCGCGTTTCGCTCAGGCGCTGCGTTGCAGGATTCCCTTGACGAGGCGAGGTCGAAGGAGATCGAGACGAACTTCCTTCAGTCCGCCACCAACCTGATGCACGGGCAGGGTGGCTACATGACCACCAACGGAAAGGACGCCGAAAACAGGTATGCGGCGACTTCGAGCGCATTGTCCGACGCGGCACAGGCGGCGCTCGGTGCGGCGCAGAACGAGACGCAGCGGAAAATGCTGGCGCCCGTTCTTGCGCGCCACACGATGTCGTTTGGCGCGCAGGCAGGCGACCACCGCGAGAAGGAAGTCAGCGTCTACTACGCAAACGAATCCAAGACCCGCGCAAATCAGTTCGTCGGTCTTGCCGTCAACTCGTACCGCAGCCGAAACACCGTCGATAAGGACGGCCACGAGTCTGGCGCTTTCCACGAGAACATGGTCGTTGCGCTCGATGAGATCCACAAGTACGGAGCCGCGGCGGGATTCGCCGAGGACTCGTCGCAGATGAAGGCTCTTGAACGGGCGGTCTACACGCAGGCGACCGCAGGAGTGGCAAGCAGGCTCGTCACCGACAAGTCGTATCACGCCGCCCTTGAGTACGTCAATCGGCAGATCGAGGCGGGCCGCGTGGACCAAGACACCGCGGACAAACTGCTTTCGAGCATCACCGCCGATAGGGATCGGCAGATGGTTGGAGAACTCACCGACAGCATCCGCAGCGAAGGCGTGCTTGACACGCCATCGGGCACCGACAACATGATGCTGCCTGTCAAGGGCAAGTCGCTCGTGCGCCCAGGGGTGCCGAGCGATGCGCTTGGCGACGGTCCCGTTGCGACGATCGGAGCCGAGCCTGGAACGCCGATCGTTGCGCCCGCCGACGGCAGGGTGCTCGACCGATGGAAGAATGCCGAAGGCAAGAACATGATCAGCATCGCCGTCGGCGACAAGCGGATCATCACGCTTGAGGACTACGCGGACACGATCCTGCACGGCAACGTCACGCACGTCGGCAAGGGGCAGGTGATCGGAATGGTCGGCAATAGCGGCGAGACGAACTACGCCGTGACCGTTGACGGGAAGCGCATCGACCCGCTCGAAGCCAATGCGCTCGTGCAGGTCGATCGCAAGACGGCGACTCGCCCGAGGACGCTGAAGGAAGCGATCGCCGTCGCCGACAAGATTCCCGATGCCGACCTGCGTCGAGCGGTGCAGTCCAATCTCCGCGCTCAGTACGCCCAGGACGAGGCGATCGCCAAGCAGGAGTACGGCGCGAATCTCGACAACGTGATGGATTTCCTCGCCAACGAGAACAACACGATCGACATGATCCCGTTTGCCCAATGGAGCGCGATCAAGCCGACCGACCAGGCGCAGTTGATGCGCGGGCAGCGTCAGCAGAACGACCTGACCGCAGCCGAGGAAATCGCTCGCGATCCGTCGATCGTGACGAAGGAATGGCTGGAGTCGAATCGGTTCAAGTTGACCCGCGGCACCTACATCAAGTTGCTTGAAGAGGTCAACAAGCCCGAAGCGATGAAGGACCACGAGGTGACGCTCGACGCCGACCAGGTGAACAAGACGCTGCTTGAGGCGGGCATGGATTCGATGGTGCATCCGAGCGGAGACGACGACAAGAACGACTCCTTGCGATTCCGCGAGAACGTCAAGGTGATGATCGACGCGGAGCAGCGCAGGCAGAACCGAAAGTTGTCCGTCGCCGAGAAGCAGCAGATCATCGACGCGCAGGTGTCTCGCACCGTCAAGGTCGGTGGAGGTTGGTTCACCAGCGGAAAGAACAAGGCCGTCACGTCTCAGAGCGCCGATGCGATCCTCAACGGATACGAGACTGACGCCGATGGCAAGACCGCGAAGTTGATCTCCGACGAGCGTCGTGCGGAGATCGAGGGATACCTGCGCGACAACGGCATACCCGTCACTCCGCAGTCGATCGTTCGCCTTTGGATTCAAGCAGGGATGGGCAAGTGATGCAAGACGAGAACCTCCGCCCCGACCCGTACGATCCCAATCCGCAGCCCCAGGCCGCATCGGACAACCCCGACTACATCGTGGACCTGACCGACCAAGGTCGCATGCAGGATCTCTTGGATACGGCTGGATCGGTTGTCGGCAAGGCGGGCATGCCTGCTCGCACGCAGGCGCTCGTTCCCGTCGAGGACTCGGCTAGTGCGGCGCTTCAGGATGCCGCAAGGCAAATGCGCGATCAGCGACGTTCCGCGCTCATGTCTTCGTTGTACACGTCGGTGGATCAGAATCCCGACAAGGCCGCTGAACAGCAGAGGCTTGCCGATCAGTTCAGCGTGCGAGCCGAGTTCTTTGCGCGCAACGAAGGCGAGTTGCGCAAGCGGCTGCTGCTCGATCAGATCGACAACGAGGATCTTCCGAACACGTCGCCCGTGCTTGCCGAGCAGATGTCGAATCCCGACTTCGCTGCCGTCGCGCATGACGACGTGAAGAACCTCAAGTCTGAAGAAGGTCTATGGGCGTGGACCGCGGCGCAGATCATGGGCATTCCCGACGCGTTCAACCACGGGCGCGCGATGTATCGGCAAGGCGAATGGGCCGCGCAACAGGTTGCGGGCGACCCGCAGTTGATGAAGACGTGGTACACAAACGAAGATGTTGAGACGCAGAAGAAACGGCTTGAAGCGTTCACTGCTGAAATTGAATCCTATGGGCATCCGCACGGCATCGGGCAGGTGACCGCTGATCTTGTGGGCATGACGTGGGAGGATCTCAAGCAGAAGGCGCCGTCGATCCTGGGCGGAATGGCTGGAGGCGCGTTGGTTGGCGCGGGTGGCGGCGCGGTGTTCCCGCCCGCCGAAGCAGTCACGATTCCTGGCGGCGCCCTTAGCGGCGCAAGCATCGCGTATCGCGCGACGACTGTGGAATCGGCGTTCCGTCAGACGGCAGGCATGATCTATTCGCGCGCGTTGGCGGAAGGCGCCGACCCCGAGGAGGCGCGCAAGGTCGCGATGGCAGGTGGGCTTGCGATGGCACCTGTGCATTACGCCTTGGACAAAGTGCTGAAGCCTGGCCTTGCTAGCGGCGCTGAGAAGGAGGCGCTGAAGAAGGCGATTGACCAACGGGTCGCCGAGGCTGTTGTCAAGCCGACGATTCGCGCTGCCGCGCGACGTATTGCGGGCCAATCTGGAAAGGAAATCGGAAAGGCAACCGCTCTTGCGGCAACGCAGGCAATCGGCTTTGAGATCGCAAATGAGATTGCGCTGCACAACAGCGGCAAGGAAATGCGCATCAATTCCGCCGATGGTCGCGCAGAGATGGCGAACAACGTCTGGGAGATGACCGAGTACATGATGCTCGGGGCGGCAGGCATGCACGTCATCATGCCAGGCGCGCACAATCCGATTCTCGAAGGCTACCGCGAGAAGCAGCGCATCGACCTCTCCAACAGGCAGCAGCAGTTCATCGAGCGGCTCTACAAGGTGTCGAAGGAATCGGTGCTCCGCAATCGGTCGCCTGAGTCATACGAGCAGTTCCTAGGCGGCAACTCCAACGGCGTTCCGATCCAAGACATCCTGATCAGCAAGCAGGGCGTCCGCGATGCCATGCGGCAGATGGGCATCCCGATCGAGCGCATGGACGAGATGTTTCCTGGCGCGCTTGAACAGTACAACGATCCTTCGAGCGGCACGCCCGAAAGCGGCGGCTACATCAGGATGAACACCGCGGCGTTCATGGCAAAGGTTGCGCCGACCGAGTTTGGCGGCATGCTTCAGCCGCACGTCACGTTCGATCCCGAAATCGGTACGGCGCACGAGCGGCTTGCACGCGAGGCATTCCGCAAAGAGTTCAATGAGCGGCCCGAGGAGTTTGCGACGCAGGTGGAGGAGGCGCTTGCGCACGACGATGCGATGCAGGAATCCGCCAGCCGAGTCGCTGAATCGCAGAAGCAGCAGTTGATGGATGCTGGTCACAACGAGGAAGACGCTTCCGCAATGGCGATGCTTGTCCGCAACTTTGCGGTTGCAGGCGCGCAACGCGAAGGCATGACTCCCGAGGAGTTTCACAAGCGGTTTCCCGTCAGCGTCGGAATGGATAAGCCGTCCG